TTTGAGGGGGCCGCGCCTTATGTCGCAGACGCTCCAAGCCGAGCACTTCGCCGGCTGCGTCTATATTGCGTCGATCGACAGGATCGCCACGCCGTACGGCGCGCTATACGACTCGTCCCGGTTCAACAACATGTACGGGGCGAACTGCGTTTTCCAGATCGACAACTCAGGCGGCAAGATGAAGACGACTGACAAAGCATGGTTGGCGTTCACCTTATCTCAGTGCATCGCGTGGCCGAAGGCGGATAGCATTTGTTTCCGCCCCGAGTGCCCGCCGCAGTCGATCATCCGAGACAGTGGGCAGACCCTGTACAACATCTACCGCCCGATCGAGACGTACCGCAAACCGGGCGACCCGACACCGTTCCTCGACCTGCTGCGCCGCCTTCTGCCCGACGAGCGCGACCGCCGTATTCTGCTGGCGTATATGGCGTCCCTGGTGCGCAATCCCGGCCTTAAATTCCAGTGGTGGCCCGTACTGCAGGGCACCCAGGGCAACGGCAAAACCTTCATCATCCGAGCCGTCGAGCACTGCGTCGGGGAGCTGTACTCGCACCTGCCCGACGTGGCCAAGTTGGCCGAGGGCAGCAACTTCAACGCCTGGCTGTTCGGCAAGCTGTTCATTGGTATGGAGGAGGTCTACGTGCCGAAGCGGCGCGGGTTCCTCGAATCGTTCAAGCCCGTGGTGACGAACACGCGTATGGCGTATGAGGCCAAAGGGCAAGACCAGTTCATGGGGGACAACCGCGCGAACGGGATCATGGCCACCAACCACCGCAACGGCGTCCCGATCGACTTGGACGACCGCCGGTACGCCGTCTTTTTCACCGCGCAGCAGACGGTCAAGGATCTGGCCCGCGACGGCATGACCGAAGCCTACTTCCGCGACCTTTACGACTGGTTCAACGGGCGCAACGCCTACGCGCGCCACGGGGCCGACCACGGGAAGGCGATCATTAACGACTACCTGCGCACCTGCGCCATCGCCGAGGAGTTCGACCCAGCCGGGGCGGCTACTCGCGCTCCGCGCACCAGCAGCACCGCCGATGCGGTGGCCGAGAGCTACGGCACGGGCGAGGCGGCCATCCTGCAGGCCATAGAGGACGACGTGGCGGGCTTCCGGGGCGGCTGGGTCAGCCTTCGCGCGGCGGTCAAGGCGGCGCAGATGGCAGGCGCGCACATGTCGGCCCAGGCGGTGGGCAGGTTCCTTGAGTCTGTGGGCTACACAAGGCACCCGCACCTGCCGGACGGGCGGACCAATAACGTGGTAATGCCCGACGGTGTGAAGACCTATCTGTACGTCAAAGAGGGGTCGCTGGCGATGAATTTCACCATCCCGGCAGAAATTGCCAAAGCGTACACAGCGGCGAATTTAAATTTAGCGGCCTGATCTATAAATTACAGCCCGCTTCGGCGGGCTTTTTCTTGCCTGCCCAAAAATTCGTCTGGGTAATACCCAAACCGTATGGGTAGTCTAAGTGCCTGATTTTATTGACTTTTTTATGCGATACACACAAAACCAAAAAAATTTGGGGGGTTCTTTACACGTACATATATACGACGTATATACCGTACCTTTTCTTTTTATTCTCTCTTTCTTTATTTATTTATGGGTAAATGGGTAGAAGAAGAAGAAAGCCAGTAACGGCGCGGGGTCCAGCCCACCCGAAATTTTACCCAACAGCATTTTGCGGCTGGGTAGCGTGGGTAACGGTTGCACGGACGGCCCGGCGTGGCAGAATGACGGCACTGACAACCCGTAACGAACCGCGCGCGACTTATGAGCCAAGACCTGATCGAACTATTCGGCGAGGCGTGGGTGCTGGACCAGATCCTGGCCGAGCGGACCCTGGTCGACATTTGCAACGAGATGGGCACCAACCCCATGTCGTTCTTTCGCTGGCAGAACGCCGAGCCGGGCCGCCTGGAGCGCGTGAACAACGTCAGGCGGCAGGCGGCCCAGCTGTGGGAGGAACGCGCGGCTACGGTGATCGCAGAGGCCAAGTCTGGTTTCGAGCTGCAGAAAGCCCGAGAGCTGGCCCATCACTACCGATGGCGCGCCAGCCGGATCGCCCCGCGCCAGTACGGCGACAAGGTGCAGCAGGAAATAACCGGCGCGGGCGGCGCGCCCCTGGTCGACGTCGGCGCGGGCGTGCTCGAGGCCTTGGCGAGGAAACACCGTGACCCTGACGGTTGACCAGATCGCGCACCTGCGCTCCGACCTGCTCGCGTTCTCGCAGCACATGTTCCGCGCCCGCAAAGGCGCCGAGCTGCGCTACAATGCGCACCAGACGCGCATCTGCAACGCCCTGGAGCGGGTCGTCCTGGGCAAGTGCAAGCGCCTGGTGATCAACGTCCCGCCCCGCTCGGGCAAGACCGAAATTGCGGTGATCAATTTCATCGCCTGGTGCATGGGCAACTGGCCCGACTGCGAGTTCATCCACGCCAGCTACGCCAAGCGCCTGGCCACCACGAACACCTGGGCCGCGCGGGCCATCGTCGAACATGAGGCATTCGCCGAGATATTCGGGCCGCCCCAGCTGCGGCACGACAGCAACGCCAAGGACGAGTGGCGGACCGAACAGGGCGGCATCGTCTACGCGACCGGTGCGGACGGCACCATCACTGGCTACGGCGCGGGCAAGATGCGTGACACGTTCGGCGGCGCGATCATCGTGGACGACCCGCACAAGGCCGGCGAGGCAACCAGCCCGACCATGCGGCAGAACGTGCTCGACTGGTTCAGCACGACCATGGAGAGCCGGAAAAACTCGAACGACACGCCGATCATCGTGATCATGCAGCGCCTGCACGAAGAAGACCTCGCCGGCTGGCTGCTGGCCGGCGGCAACGGCGAACACTGGGACCACGTGTGCATCCCGGCGATTACCGAGGCGGGCGAATCGTTCTGGCCTGGCCAGTTCGAGCTGGACAACCTGCGCCGCATGGAGCGGGCAAACGCCTACGTGTTCGCCGGCCAGTACATGCAGCGGCCCGCCCCGATCGGCGGCGGTCTGTTCCGAGACGACTGGTGGAGCTACTGGCGCGAGCTGCCTGAGCTGGATTACGTGACGATCTACGCGGACACCGCGCAGAAAACGGGCCAGCAGAACGACTACAGCGTGTTCCAGGCGTGGGGGCATGCCAAAGGGGGCGGGGCGTACCTGCTCGACCAGATTCGCGGCAAGTGGGAAGCGCCCGAGCTGTTGGTGCAGGGCCGAGCGTTCTGGCAAAAGCACAAGGCGCGCGGCCGGCTGCGGGCCGTCAAGATCGAGGACAAGGTGAGCGGGACGGGCTTGATCCAGACGCTACGGCGCGAAGGCTGCCCCGTGCAGGCCATCCAGCGCGACCGGGACAAGGTGACGCGAGCTATGGACGTGGCGCCCAGCATCGAGGCCGGCAACGTGTACCTCCCTGAGTCGGCGCCCTGGCTGTCGGACTTCCTGGCCGAGGCCACCGTGTTCCCCGAAGGCGCCCACGATGACCAGCTCGACCCGATGATGGACGCAGTGTCGGACATGCTGCTCGGGGCGGTCAGTGCGGCCGGCATCCTCCTCCCCTCGCGCCGTCTGCGCCGGTAGTTGACGACCGCGCCACCTTGGGCCATAGTGACGCCTGGATCAACTGACGCGAGGTGTTACGCATGGACTGGAACGGTACCGGCCTGCCGCCAATCGGCACGGACTGCGAAATTTACTGGGCGGCCGGCGAGTATGTACCGGTGCGGATCGTAGGGCACGACGAGGACCGGGCGGTGTTCCGCCTGTGCCAGGACCTGCAGAGGGGCACGTATGGCGCGGCCAGCGCCGGGGAACTCACGTTCCGGCCGAGGCGCACGGCCGAGCAGCTAGCAGTCGAGCAGGCGCTGGAGGAAATCGAGCAACTCTATGCCGAAGGCGGCCCATCTGCGGTGTACGACGCGGGGTATCGGAAAACATGACCGACAAAGCCCTGTGGCTCCTCTCGACCCGCACCGGCCCGGCGATGGTCGTCCGTGCCGCCTGCGTCACCTGCGCCCGTAACGTCGCATGCGATCACGCCGGGCCGGAGGGCACGCGGTACTGGCGCGAGGCGGATTGCCAGCGCGTCCACGAATCGGGCAAAGCGGGCGTAGTGTTGCGCCGGGAGCGTGACGCATGAGTCGGTCCGGTCGGCCGGCGGCGATACCGGATAACGAGCTGGCCCTGGCGTATGAGCTGCGCCAAGCCGGCATCACGTGGAAATGGATCGCGTACGGGCTCGGAGTGAGCTGGAAGGCCCTCCGGTCCGCAGTAGCGCGGAGGTGCCGCCCATGCTCGGACTGATCGCGCCACAGTACGGCCGGGACACCCCCCCCCCCGAACTGCACCAGCAGCGGCAAGCCCGGACCTGTTCGCAGAAAGTGACCCACTTGACCCGAGCGGACGCCAAGGCCCGCGCGGTAAAGCTGAGCCGACAGAAACGGGTCAAACTCAAGCCCTACAAGTGCCCCACGTGCGGCTTTTTCCACCTGACGAAAGCGGAGAATTTGAAGCGATGAACAACATGAACGAACCGGGCTACGAATCGCTGGCCCAGGTACTGCAGGAAGCATACGACCAGGCCGCCCGAGGCAAAGGCGCCGAGCGGCACGCCAACGACTTGCCCTTCGACCAGCAGCCCATGCAGCAGATCGCGCGCCGCCGGGGCCTGGGGTTCCTGCTCGGCTACGGGGCGATGGCCGCGTTACCGCATGCCCTTGACCCGCTCAACCAGGGCCGGGTCGAGCGGCTGGCCCTTGCTGTCGACGAGTAGTTCGATCTGGCTGCACTTGCAGTTGAC